GAATATGCTTGTGCTGTTACAGTCGAACCCACCACATGAATAAGTGAGTTATCTGTGAATTTATTTCCTGAAAGATAAGAAACAACCAAAGTATTTGGATCGCCGTTTGCAGCAACCGCAACTTTTAATACTCTAGCTAAAATTGTACCTGTATCATCTTGGATTAATTGACCATCAAATTGAGTTACATCAACTGGAATATTAAGATATGTATCTTGTAATTTGATGTAATATACACCAAAGTTAGTTGTAATTTGACCACCAGTAACAGGAGAATTTTGTTTGAAGATATTATCTGCAAAACTAGTAACTTGGTTTTGTAGAATTGTTTGAGATTGTGTTAATTCTCTTGCTTGAACGGCACGACCTGGTCTAAAAAGGATGCGGTGAAAATTTTTCGCCGAATCAAAGTCGTCATAATAAGGGTCAACATTAAAATTCAGAGCCATTTTATTCCTTTAGTAACCTAATACGATTTTTACTTGTTCTATTCCGTCAGGACTTCTTGTAACTCCTGACCTATTTTCTATGTAAGACATATAACCCGAAAGGATTACAAAGTCTGGTTGATTGTATGATAATAATGTTCTTGTTGTGGATGAATTTTTACCAAACAAAGGAGCATTTAAAATTGGAGTTCCTGTTGTATTTATCAGCTTTACCGTATTGCTTGCTACATCAAAACTGCATATTGTTCCAAAGAAACTGGCGGTTTCCAAAGTATCTCCTTGCCACACAATTTCATCACTTACATATTCTCCAAAACCAGGAGCCACAACCAAATCTGTGGTGGTACGATATATTGTTGCATTAGCTGGATAATGTTGCATACTCAAACTGGTTGGATTAACTACCAAACCAACTTGATAAAAAGTTATATCTGTAGGAATTACCCCACCTTCAGAACCATCAAATTCAGTAACGAACATGATTCTTGAAGCACCCAATTCAGATACGGGGTCATAACCATGGCCACCAACTGGAGATGTGGGAGCAATGACTGATACACCAGAACCTAAATTTGATACTATGGCTACGTTTGCATAGGTGTAATTACCGCCAGCATTATTGACTACAATATCATCAATTGATCCATTTACGACATTGGCTACAGCATTTGCACCAGCACCATCACCAGTGATAGTAAGTGTAATGATTGCATTTGCTGGATCATATCCTGACCCACCATCGAGAATATTAATAACATCAATACTACCAGCACCTGCTGTAGTTAATTCTAAAGATGGGTCGGGAGTATTGGCTCCTACTGGACAAGGCAACCAATTGCTATCCATGAATTTTTGAGCAGTACCAATGTCCACATTATACATGAACTTCCATTTATAACCATCGGCACCATAGTAAATGTTATTTACACCGTAATTTCCAGGTTCAAAATAAGGTTCTGAAGTGGAAGGTGATCCATTACCGTTCCACAAACATTTGAATACTTGGTCATATTGATTTTTTATATAAAATTTACGAACCAGTTTGTTATCACCATCAACTTCAAACATATCAACATCATCACGGTAATAATCATAAACAACACCATCTGTCCAGTCAAATCTTTCGATTACTGGAGATAGGTCATTTGTTTGAACTCTTTTTGCTACAAAAATGTTTTTAAATGTTTGTTTAATTGCAGCTTGAGTTTGTGAAGGTGCTGGTGGCGCATTATCATCTGGCCAAGGATCAACTTTAGATAAAAAACAATAAACTGATGAGAATGGAACACCAGGAACATCCGGTAGTTCTACTACAGGTGAGTAGTATATCTGTTCAACTTCAGATAGTTTTCCGTAATTTGTTAATAATGATTGATTTGCCATAGTCTTTATTTATTAAGGTTATTCAACGCTAAATGCATAATTATTAAATCTTGCTTCAGATTTCAAAGCATAACGACCAAGCATTTGCATACCGGTTGGATGTAATAAGTTTAATAGAATATCTCTATATTTTGAAATTTCTTCAGTAACGGTAATCAAGTATGTGTAATTGTTATATTTTTTACTTTGTAATACATCAAATGAACTTGGTTGACCTTGAGTATTTAAATATTGACCTGAACCAATTGTTAATCCATTTAAGAAGGTTGCAGAAGCTTTAGCTGTTCCGTCACCATAATTGTGTATTGGATGATTAGCCATTGTCAATGTAATATCCTTACCATCAAATTTTATTGGTAAAGATAGATTGGGATTTGAATTGTAATTATAAACTCTCAAATTATATAAAGATAGTGCTGGATCAATGTTTGGTTGAATCAATTGAACTGAATCAACATAAGCCAAATAACTTGAATTGCCAACATCTGCTCCCTGATATATAGTATCACTTTTCTGTGGGAAATTTGTTATATCAATTCCATAAACTACTACATCTTGAATTTTGATGGAAACATTTGGTGTTTCAATGTAATCTTCACCATAGTTTGAAATGCTGATTGTTGTAATAGAACCGGCACGGTCGGTAACAGCAGAAAATGTTGCACCATCACCTAAAATTCCAGGTACATAGATTGAAGCGCCTGATGCTTGAACATTAGCTGAATTTACTGATACTGCTGGCAAGGCATCTGTCCTATAACCCATGCCACCAATTGTATAGGATTCTTCACCAGCAACATAAGAGATTGTTAATATTTGTCCATCAGCATCAACTGTTTCAACATTTGCATATGCACCATAACCAGAACCACCGGTAAATACAATTGTATCGTTTGCTTGATATCCTTCACCACCTGAAGTGATTTGTATTGGTGCTAAAATACCCAAAGATTTTAAATCTGGATTTCCAAGTGAGGAGTGAATATATGAAGAAATTGCTGTAACACCTGGAACTTTGGTTATTCCACCACCACCATTAGTTACTAAAACTGATGAAATTGGATATGTTTGAAAAGAATCAAAACCAAAAGCATCTTGTAAAGGTGTATCCACATTTGAAATGGTATTTGCCAAAAAGGAATAAGTTGTATTACTGATAGCAGGACCTTGACCACTCTGGTCAAAACGAATTGAATCAGCTACCACAAATGAAACATTCATTGTCTTTGTTGGATCAGGATCCAAAGAACCGACTACAGCACTTGCACCACCACCATCAGTAATTGTGATGTATGTGTTTGGATTGGCAGTATAACCATAACCACCCGTTAATACGTTAATACGTTTGATAGAACCTTTTGTTGTTGTTCCTACAGTTGCTGTAGCACCAATGCCTGTATTTGAATTCAAACCACCATATACTACTACAGGATCTCCGGGTTGATAAAACAGACCACGATTGTTTGGATCGATATTAATCTGAGAAATCTGACCAACAATTTTAGCTCTAAGAATTTCAGAACCTGGTGTGCCAGAGGGCACCACATTACCATCTAAAAAATATACATCTTGGTTATTATTATCAACAACACGAACAAACTCACCAGAATTAAACAATCGTTCAATATTAGAAATGAATACTTCTATTTTATCATTTGTTGATAAAGCATTTTCAACGGTCGCAATAGATTTGGTGCTTTCTCCAAACAAACGATAACGAGATATGTTTAAAAAATTAGTATCGGTTGTTGCTAATCTCAAACTTTTAGACACATACCAACTACCAGCAGAGGCTCTCAATACAGAATCTTTTGTGTAGAATAGATTGAATTCTGAATTGTAAAGTGTTTTGAATAAAAATTGATATGATGCTGGTGTTCCTTTAGTCTGATATAACTGTCTTGCAACTTTAATTGCCAAAGATTTATCAACTAAAGCATCTTGTGGAAAATATGGTAAAAAATCATTGATAAAATATTCCATGAATTGACTGGTTGTTTTATCAATATCATGGTAACTCAATAGATTCTTTGAACCATAAGTAACGCCATTGTTTTGTTCCATCCATTCATAATACGCTTGAACAAATGTGACAAAATTATCGTAATCAGGATTGTCCCGAACAAACTCAGGTAACTGAGAACGAACTAGTAAAGATGTTTTTTGATTAGTATCGGACATTAATTTTTAGCAGTTACAGTTACAGAAATTGAATTTGGATCAAAAGGATCGATAGTAACAATTCTGTTATATGAAGAAGAAATGATTGTAGTTGTTGGATTTGCTGAAATTGTCAATTGACCCAATGTATTATCTACATCATAAGGACCAAAAGAGTTTAATGTAATTACGCCGTTAACATAATCAATTGTTCCAACATTTTGATTGAATATAGTTTTAACATTATTTGTATTATTGTAGTAACTTCTCAATGTTCCATATTGACCCTGTAAGGTAACAACAGCTGCACCCAACATGGCATTGGTATCTATCGGATTTGGTGTGATGGTTGCAATTGCACTTGTATAGTTATTACCAGCAGTTACAACATCAATTCTCTTAATTGTTCCGTTAGTATTGATTACAGCTTTAGCAGTAGCACCAGAACCATCACCTTGAATAGTAACTGTTGGTGCTACGGAGTATCCAAAACCAGGATTTGTAACAGAGATTGATTCTACACCGCCGGTTGATGAAGGAACTTCTTCAATATAAATTCCATCAATGACATTAGATAGATTTAATGGATTCTGAAACTGAACGGCAGGAGAACTAGTTACACCAGACAAGAACATACCTTTTTTGAGTGGAACTCCATAATAGAAATTGTATGTTTGTGTCTTTGTTAATGTTGGGTAAAACTTCTTCTGAACTTGAATACTGATTTCATTAGTAACAATCGATTGTTCTGCATTTTGAATCGCAGCAATCAGTTCAGGTGAAGAAAAAGTTG